TTGCTAATCAGGTGATCGTCACTGATGGCACCAATGTGAGCTGGTCAGACAATCTGACGCTGGCCGGTGATCTGACCGTGAATGGCACTACCACCACGATCAACACTCAGGATCTACTGGTTGAAGACAAGAACATCATCATCGGCAATGTTGCCACGCCATCTGATGTAACGGCAGACGGCGGCGGAATCACGCTGAAAGGCGCTATCGATAAGACGATCAGCTGGGTTGATGCCACAGATGCTTGGACCAGCAGCGAGCGCTTCAGCTATCCACTAGGTAGCGCAACGGCACCAGCGCTGACCTTTACCGGCGACCCAAACACCGGCATCTACTCTCCCGGCGCAGATCAAGTAGCCATCTCGACTAATGGGCTAAGAAGCTTATTGATTGAAGCCGATGGCACTATTGTTGCTGGTCGTCCTGATGCGAATACTGCCGGCCTTGAGATTGGGCGCGATGCCACTGCAAGCAGGGCTGCCTATATAGATCTTGTTGGTGACACAACTTATACTGATTACGCTTTGCGTATTATTCGTGAAAACACAGGAGCAAATGCAAACACTATCTTTTACCACCGTGGAACAGGCTCCCTCGCCATTGGGACTCAAGATGCAGGGTCAATAAAGTTCTTCACAAATGGAACAGCTAATGAGAGAGCCTCTATTGATGCATCGGGACGCCTTTTAGTTGGCACGTCTAGTGCGCGTGCAAACTTCTTTAATAGCACTTTTGGCGCACAGTTTCAGGTTGAAGGAACTAATGGAAACGCTTCATCGGCTTCAATAGTTCGCAATACTGCAGATGCAGGAGCGCCACTTCTGCTTTTTGGAAAGACTAGGGGCACTTCCCTAAATGCAAATACTGTTGTTGCAAACGGCGATCAACTTGGATACATCAGCTTCGGTGGGGCTGATGGTACAGAGATTGTAGAAAGTGCGGCTGTTTACGCCGAAATAGACGGCACCCCCGGCGCCAACGACATGCCGGGCCGCCTAGTGTTCTCCACTACCGCCGATGGAGCGAGCAGCCCGACGGAGCGGGCACGCATCACGAGCGGGGGATATTTGAAGGCGAGTAATGATGGAGCTTATAGAGGGGGAGTTGCTACATTTACTCACCACGACATCTGCAATACAGCCAATAACGTTACACTGGCAATACTTGCTAAGAACGCTTCCTATACCGATACATCACTAATCGTAGGCTGCTTCACGTCGGCCAGCTCCGCTTACTCAATCGCTAAATACTTTTCTGGAGATGGTGCAACACAAGCATTTCAAGACATCGAATTCAACCTGCGCGGCGACGGCAACGCCTTTGCTGACGGCTCCTGGACCGGCGGTGGCGCTGACTACGCCGAATACTTCGAGTGGAGCGACGGCAACCCCGACGCGGACGACCGCCGTGGCATCGCTGTAGTCCTTGACGGCGACAAGATCCGCCCAGCCCTTGCTGGCGAAGACCCCATCGGCGTGATTTCCGGCAATCCCAGCGTCGTGGGTGACTCTGCTTGGAACAAGTGGAGCGGCAAGTACCTGCGCGATGACTTCGGCACCTACATCCAAGAGGACTACGAAGTCGAGGATGAAGACGGCAACACCGTCATCCAACAGCGCCGCAAGCTCAACCCTGCCTACGACCCTGACGTGGAGTACACCTCCCGCGAAGAACGCCCCGAGTGGGATTGTGTTGGTCTGATGGGTAAGCTACGCATCCGTAAAGGTCAACCCACCGGCAGTCGCTGGATCAAGATGCGCGACATCAGCGATTTCGTTGAGGAATGGTTAGTTCGTTGAGGCCGTGTAGGCCTACTCTCTGCGAGGGCTGGCGAATTTGTAACCAGCCCTTAAAGGTTGAACTATCTGGAATTTCCGGATAGTTGGGCTTGGTCTGCTCTTATAGTGGTGGGGCAGCGAGTTTACACCTCCTGCCCCTGGCCACAGTTCCCTAGAAACCATGACCAACGAAGATTACACGTTCCGGCCCACTGCAGTTGTGGACCCAACCCCAACCAGTTTCCTCTTCCTGCGGGAAAATACGGAAGAAGTTATCCGGCTAGACAAGGAAGGCTTCCACTACAAAGGCGAGTTCATCGCTGATGCTGGGGAAGCGCATCGGCTGATGGTTGCGTTCCTGAAACAGAATACCGCTCAGCCCGAGCCGGAGGTGCCGACGGATGAGGAGATTCTGGCGTTATCCCACGAGCACGAGGTTTCGTACACCATGTGTGACGGGCATGTGATCTACCCGAAGCAAGAAGGATGCGACATGCGCGATGACGTGCTGTCTTTTGCCCGCGCCGTTCTTGATCGCTGGGGCAAGTAGTCATTACCACTAATCACCCATGACACAACAACATCCCATCACCCCACCGCCGGAGCTAATAAAACAGTGGTACATGGAAGCTACTGGTCCGGACTACGAGGGAGAGATCGCTCGTCACGCCGCTCAATGGGGTGCCGACCAGGAATTGGAGGCTTGCCGCATGGAGATCATTGATGGGGCAGGACTTTTCTACATCGACGAAACCAGTGACCGTGTTCGTTTAGCCGAGGATATTTGGACGGCTCGCCGCCCCAAGGCCCCAAGCTTGAAGGAGCAGGCGCTAGATGCCCTCACCCTTCTATGCAAAGGGCCGGACGCAACAGCTTTTGTGACGTGTAGAGACACCATCCGCCGCGCACTGGAGCAACTTCCCGAATGACTGATTCTCGCTACCCTTACACCTATTCTTGTGACTTCATTCGTCGAGCCGGCCCAATTTCATCCGAGGGTGTCGTTCTCTCAAGGTCTGACGCCTCTCAAATTCGCAGTCAAATTGCTTTAGCTCTGGGCATGGATGACCACGAATTAGCTTGTAAGTTGGCTGATGCACAGTTGGTACACCAAGAAAATCCAGAAGAAATGCTTAAGGAGACGCAACGCCTGCTAACCGCCCTTGGTTTAGTTCAGTAAACCCTTCTATCACCTCTATGGCCAATTCCATCTACAAACCCTGGCTGAGAAACCTTTACGTTAGACGCCTTTTCATCCTTTTCGGTGTGCCGGTTGCCATTCCTGCGATTGTGGGGTACGTCGCCATTAAAACTATGCGTGAGGCGCTCACTCAGTCGATAGAAGCATGGAAGCCCGAGCATTTTGACCAACTCTCCTAGTTGAACCCACTATGGCCGACACCCAACCGTCTACATGCGAGGAAATTGCAAAGCTGATTTATGCGGAGATATACCTTGCTGTCGGCTTTGATAGTTATCCGCCGCCGTGGGAAGACTTAGAAGACTGTCTTGTGCGTCAGTCTTGCCTCGACGCCGCCCAGGCCGTTCTTACTTATCTAGGCCAGTAGTCGCTTCCACTAATCACTCATGACTGACCAACAAAAACTTCAATGCCTTCTTTCCAAGATTCGGGAAACTGCAAATCGCGAGCACTGCCTTGACGAGTGTGGCGATGATTACTGTTCTGCAGACAATGGCAATTACGATGACGCCTTTAGCGATGGAACAAATTATGGCGAGATTGAATTTGCCCGTGAACTGCTTCGGCATATTGCTGACAAACCTGCAACCTTGTAGTCGCTTTCACTCCTATGTCTGAACTTTCACCTAGCGCGCAAGCAGTTTTAGATGCCGCTTATCGGCGCATGGACGAAAACCCGCACAATGAAGTGGGGGCGACACTTGCCGCCGCCCTGCGAGCTGCTGCGAACCACTGCCATTCTCAAGAAATCCGCGAAGCTGACCACACAATACGGAGATGGGTTTGCGTTGACGATCTGCTTGCTATTGCAGACGAGCTTGAAGCCCAGTAGTCACACCGAAGTACGATGCCTGCACCTGTTGACTTGCCGCCCATCGAAGAGTTGCGGCGGCTTTTTGAATACCGCGACGGATTTCTGTACTCACGTGTTCAGCGTGGGCCAGTTACCGTGGGCGCCAGGATCGGCTGCGTGAATGGCGAAGGTTATTTAACCGTTGGCATTCATTACAGGAAGTATTTGGTTCACCGGATTGTATGGGCGATGCATGGCAGAGATCCAGTGGACTTAATTGATCACATCAACAGCGACAAGCTGGATAACCGCATTGAAAACCTTCGGGCTGCTGACCACGTGATTAACACCCGCAATGCCCAACTACGTAAGGACAGCACATCTGGCATTAAAGGTGTGAGCTGGATCAGTACGCGCAACCACTGGTCTGGCCAGGTTTGGCATAACGGCAAGCTGCACCGGGCGGGCGATTTCAAAGACAAGGAGGAGTGCGCCACTGCGGTCCGAATCCTTAGAAACAAACTACATGGCCAATTTGCCCGTCACGAATAGTCTTGCCATAGAGACCATCCACCTTGACTAAGGCGGGCAACCGGCCTGTTCAACAGGTTGCACCACACCTAAGCTGCCACCACAGGACCCCACCCATGGCCACCACCTTCACCTGGGCGATCGCCAACATGGATCGCCAGCTCGCCGATGGCGCAGTGACCACGATCCACTGGACCATCTCGGCTCATGACGGCACCTACAGCGCCGGCGCCTATGGCTCGATCGGCCTGCCGGAGCCTGACCCCGAGGCCATGATCCCCTTCGCTGATCTCACGCCTGACACCTGCGTGCAGTGGGTAAAAGACCACTTCGGTGCCGAGAAGGTCGCCGAGATCGAGGCCGCACTCCAGCAGCAGCTGGATCAGCAGCGTCAGCCCGTCACCGGCCAAGGCCTGCCGTGGTAGTAAAAGCCAAGACCGGCACCGCTCGCGTCGAGCATCATGTCGGGCCACCTAAGACTACGCGCCAAGGCTATGGCCAGCGGTCACGGCCGCGGCGTCGTGGTAAGAAGCCCTTGCGCGGGCAGGGTCGGTAAGCTGAACAGGTACCACCGTGGCGCCATGGTCGAAGTGATCGCCGCCATTGCTGGCGCTTCAATTTCAGTTGCAGCCATGGGTGCTGCTGGTTTCAGCCGCAAATCAGATGAAGCCCGCGAGGCGGTAATCAGACTCACCTCAGCTGTGGAGCACATCGCTACGCAGCTAGAGGTGCTGCATCAAGACATCAAGGAAGACCGCAAGGAAACGTTCGGGCGGCTGTCGACGGTGGAGCAGCGCGTCTCTAAGTTGGAAGCACGTCCGCCAGCCTGCTGATCATGGATCAGGCAACTACCGTTGCGATCATTGCCATCGTTGTTGCAGCAGGCTCTGAGATCATCGCCGTCTCACCACTTAAGTCCAATAGCTGGCTGCAACTGCTGCTGCAGGCATTGCGGCTGATCTTCCCAAAGCAGCGCGGTTGAACCATGGCGAACGATGCGCCCATCACCCTGCAGCAGCTGTTCAGGTATTACAAGGGTCAGCCGCATCAGACCGCAGCAATCCAGCAACTCGAGACCGATCTAGCCGCCAACGGTTACGACGTGGTGATGCACAGGGATCGAGAGTGGTTCCAAACCTGGAGCCAAGACGGCAAGCAGACCGATCTGGCCGCGGCCATCGCACTGATCAAAGAGTTTGAGGGCTGTCACCTGAGCGCTTACCCTGATCCGCTCAGCGGTGGCGAACCTTGGACGATCGGCTATGGCACCACGCGCTACAGCAGCGGTACACCAGTGCAGCGTGGCGACAAGATCAATGTGATCGAGGCCGATATGCTGCTGCGTCTCGAGATCGACCGCATCACAGACAAGCTGCGCACCACAGTGCCGCATTGGAAGGCAATGGATGACAACCAGCGATCTGCGCTGGTGAGCTTCGCCTACAACCTGGGTGCTGGCTTCTACGGTTCCGCTGGATTTGAGACGATCAGCAGGTGCCTACGCGAGCGTGACTGGGCAGCAGCGCCCGCAGCACTTGAGCTCTACCGCAACCCTGGCACCAGCGTGGAGGCTGGGCTACTGCGGCGCCGCAGGGCAGAAGCCAAGCTATGGGGCCAGCATCAGGCCGCGGCAGAACCAGAGACTGCCAAGCTGCGGCCGAGCAGTTCATTCAGCGCACGCATCACGCCGCACATCAGGCTCGGAGAGTTTGCGCTGGATCAGGAGGCGCGCAGGTTCCAGCATCAGTACCAGCTGGACACAGCAGCGGAGTTGGCAGCATTCTTGGAACGGGCCAGAACGGCATTCGGCGGGAAGCCGATCATCATCACAAGCGGTTTCAGACCACCAGCCGTGAATCGCTCAGTTGGCGGTGCCAGTGGGAGCGAGCACCTTTACAACGCACCAGGCGTTGGCGCTGTGGACTGGTACATCGATGGAGTCGACGTTTACAAGCTGCAAGAGTGGTGTATCAAAAACTGGCCATACAGCACCGGCAAGGGCGCGCCTAAAGGATTTATTCATACCGGCATCCGACAGGGCCGGCCTAAGGTCGTTTGGGATTACTGAGCGCCTGTGCTGCTACCTGATCACGAGATCCGCCGGCTGTGCCAACGGCACGGGATGGTGAGCCCATACAACGAAGAGCAGCTCAACCCAGCCAGTTATGACGTGACGCTTGGCGGCCAGATCATGATGGAGGTAACCAGCACACCAGAGCTGCAGAAGGTGCAGCTGCATGGCCACACGCAACAGGATCCGTTTTGGATCCAGCCTGGTGAGTTCTTTCTGGCCGAAACGCAGGAGATCTTCAACCTGCCGAATCACGTTGGCGCTCAGTTCGTCCTCAAGTCCTCCCGCGCACGCGAAGGATGGGACCATGCAGAAGCCGGATGGTGTGATCCGAGCTGGTATGGCAGCCGCCTGACCATGGAATTATGCAATCAACGAAGACTTCATCCGCTGCCAATCTGGCCAGGGCTGCGCATTGGGCAGATGAAGTTCTTGCTTGTTAGTGGCGAGCCTGAAATTGGATATGACGAAAAAGGGCGCTACAACTGCGATCTTGGAGTGACCAGCAGCAAGGGCTAAGATTGTTGGGCTGCGGCGCGTCAACGCCCAGCCCTTGACCACTGCCTTACCAGTGATGAATGAATCCTACGGCGCTGAGCGCTGGCTGCCCATTGCCGGCTTCGAAGGCTTGTATGAAGTTTCTGATTGCGGTCGCGTCAAAAGCTTGGATCGTATCGTTGCACTGAGCAATCATCCCAAGCTCAAACAGCGAACCATGAGGGGGCGCCTGTTGTTTCAAAAGACAAACACGCCAGCTGGTGCGGGCTATAAACGCAAACAGGTTTCACTTTGGAGGGAAAACCGCGAGTTCACAATGAATGTGGCCAGGCTAGTGGCAGAAGCTTTTCTGCCAAATCCAGATCAAAAGCCATTTGTCCTCCACTTGAACGATGACGCGACTGATAACCGACTCGAAAACTTGCAGTGGGGCGATCATGCCGAAAACGTGCGGCAGGCCTTAGAACGTGACAGATTCCCGACAGGCTCGCGGCATCACAATTACATCCATGGCAAATACGCCAAGCGCCGCTAGCGTTGGCGCGGAAAGCCAAGGTGTCAGGCGCCGGTCATGCAACCGGCGCTTTTTTCATGGGGTGCGCTAGGGGCGCCATGCGCAGCCGGTAGATCTTGCCGGGCGCCTCGGCCGGATCATCCATTGGGATCAGCGTGTAATCGTCGCAGCCGTGCGATTCAGCAAAGTGGCTGGCGGCTTGATGGGTCGAGAATGGCCCGACGTGCCACGGGCCGATGCGGAGGATGTACTGCATGGGTGAAGGGTAGGAGGGCCGCCGGAGCAGCCCGTGCTGGTCAATCGTCCATCTGCTCGAGCTCGGTCAGTAGCGAGCGGATAATGGCAAGGCGCTCGGTAATGGTTGCGGGCGCTGCTGCTTCAACAGCAGCCGCGTCAATAACGACGCCATCGTTCAGCTCAACGGCCATTGCCTTGCAGCGTTGGATCCGTTGCAGGATCCGGGCTTCGCGAGCAGCTTCTGCTGCGGCAAGCTCATCGAGTTGAGCGGTGAAGAGATCAGCGAGGCTCATGGTCAGAGGGCGGTGGGAGCCGTGCTCCCAATAAATTAATCATACACTGCAGGCAGTGCACAGTGCGTCGTCGGGGTGTTTGTTCACAATGCTTCACAATCCCTGATCCTGTTCGCCTCGCTACCGTGACACCAGCGGCGGCCAGCCCATGCGGGCGTTCTATCTCGAGATCACCGCCAAGCTCATCATCAGATCCAACACCGACCCCGACGATCTGCCAGCGGAGATCTACTCACGCATGGCCGAGTTCATCCCGTCCGATGAAGACATCATTGACGTCGAGGTGAACGCTGTCCCCCTGCCGCCGGATCTCTGTGGATCAACACCGCATTGATGAGACACGCCTGATCACCCGACGATCAGCGCGTGATCAGATCCTCCTTGCCTGGAGCTACCGCTGCGCCTACTGCGGCGCTGATCTGGATCGCAGCCCGACACTCGATCACGTCATCCCCAAGGCGCACGGCGGGCTTACGGTGCCTAGCAACATGGTCGCCTGCTGCATGGGCTGCAACTGCTCCAAGGGGCACAAGCCTTGGGTGGACTGGTACCGCCATCAGCCATTCTGGTCAGCACTCGGCGAGTGGGCGATCGTGCAGTGGCTCTCCAGCAGCGCTAATCTTGCGGCCTAGACCTTTCTCGAGGATCTAGGCGGTACCGCAGCGGCAGGCTGCGGCGAGGCCGGCACCGCGTGAGGACCGGCCACCTGCCAACCCATTGCATAGCCCGATGCCGAGGCAGAGCGGGAACCTGCTGAGGCTACGGCAAGATCTTGCTGCACACCCACAGCGCAATCAGGCAGGTCGCCCAGTACTCGAGCATCAGGATCAGCACGTCGTGAAGCATCAGCGGCCGAGCAGATGGTCCAGATACAGCTCGGCCTGCCACAGATCGCTCGAATAGCGGCATGTGCCGCCTACACAGCTGCGGTAGTAGACCTCACCCTTCACGGGCATGATCGTCTCAATGCAGCCGCCATCACGTTCGGTGCGGCTGATCACCTCAGGGCCGAACATACAGATCACACCTAGCCGCATAACGACCGCCGCTTTTCTTTGATTCTGGCAACTCGTACCCGCACCGCTGATGCCGCATCTCCCAGTATTTGCAATCCCAACACATGCGCGGGCTATCAGGTGGCCGCAGGTTGGTGACCGCTGCGCGATAGATCGACTGCGCCCGCAGCAGCGCTTCCTGCAGCTGCACCGTGCCGGTATCAGCCTCGATCTGCAGCTCGGGCTTTGGGCCCAGCACGATGCGCGCGTGCCAGTTCCGATCGAAGCGGCTGCACACCAGCAGCAGGCGGCCGGCGTGCAGGCTGATCACTCCTTCTCCCCGTAGCTCGGCAGGTGGAAGAGACGCTCGAGCGTCATGCTGGCCGGTTCGGGCTCACCGCAGGTGACGTGTGCCGCCACCGGATCGGCCGGGTTGGCCGCCACAAACACGGTCGGCCAGTGCAGCTCTTTCACTACCACCAGACTGGTGCGGGGACTGTGCACCAGCACCCACAGTGCAGCGCGCTCGAGCAGGTTGAGGCCGGGCAGGTGCATCATCCCTCCAGTTTGCCGATCAATCGATCGAGATACCAACGGCACTTGCGCGCATCCTGCAGGGCATTGCCCTTGCACCAGATGCGCAGCAGATACTTCAGCGCCTGGCCGTGTAGGTAGGCGGGCACCATGTGCGGTGCGTCCGCAATGGCGGCCTCAATCACGTCAATCGCCTCGACCGGGCCGCGCTTGTAGTGGTCCGGGTTGATCTGATCAGTCATCAAGCCATCCCCATGCGATGCGTTTGCAGATGCGCCATGCGTGTTTCTCGTCTACATCAAATTCAGCCGCCAGCTGGCGGTAGCTCCACCCCTCGGTGCGGAGCCAGCGCAGCTTGCGCACCAGCTCCGGTGTGAGGATCGCAGCGATGTTCTCCTCGCCAGCCTTAAATGGCCGGCCGCGCGGGATCACCTCCACTTATCCCCCAGCAGCTGCTGGCGGCAGATCTCGATCGCCTGCTGCGCCTGCTTCTGCGTCATCACCGACTCGGTGGCATCCATGGCACACACCACACGGGCAAGCAGCTCGGGGTATGAGGTGTCACGGAAGTTGGCGGCGATGTCGGCGCAGAACTCCTGCCACAGACCTGTGTAGGTGCCGCAGGTGCGGCCGCTGCGTTCATAGAGCGCGTCCATCATGTCGGCGCGCTGCTGATCGAGCTGTTGTGCATTCATGGTTCGAGGTGTTGGCGGATGCGGAGCAGCTCAGCGCATAGCTGCTGGCGGTTGCGGATCCCAACGGTGCCGCACAGCTGGTCGATGCGGATGTCGATCAGTTGGCGGATGCGCTGGCGCTCCTCAGTCTGACCAGCGGTGAAGGCGCTGGTGTCGCTGAGCAGCTGCTCGATGCGGTGGCGGATGTCGCTCAAATCTTCGCCTCCTGCTCGAGCTGCCGCCGGGCATAGTTGCCGATCAGCTCGTGTTCGCACAGGTAGGCCAGCACCTCGCGGATCGCGGCGCGGGCTTCGGATGCCCAGTTGGCCGCCTCCTCGTCCCGTTCCAATCCGTATTCGATGCCGCTGATAGCAAGCGCGACCCGCTTTACCAGCGAACTATCTGGCTTGGCCGGATAGTTGTAACTTGTAAGCGTCGCTGATGGGTTGAGCGTGAGCAGGTCAGCAATCTGCTGCGCTTGTTCTGGCGTCCACTGTGGCAGATCACTAACATTTAGGACTTTTGACGCTTGGCGTTTGGCAGCTTCCAGCGCCTCAACCCGGCTCGCCAGAGCCAAGATGTTGGCGCTGGTTTCGACAATGTGCTTGTGCGCCGCAGCCTCTAGCGCCTCGACCCTGGCGCGGAGTTCGAGGAGGCAGGCGGCTTCATCGCTGACAACCCATTGAATGGATTGACTAGCTATCTCAACGGCATTTTCAACGTTCTGCCATCGCTCCGGCGTTGCTTTGTAATCAGTCATGGGTGAGAAATGTGAACGGTGGCGATGCCATCCAGCGGCACACCAAGTTGATGCGCAGCGCCGGCGCTCAGGTCCAGGCTGGAGCAGTCACAGCGGTCAGTGACGCGCACCGTGAGCACACGGCCGCGGTGGCTGACACGCACCGGCGTGCCGCACGGCAGCCATGGATGCGCCGCTGACACATCCCAGTGGCGGTAGGTGCCGCCGCAGGCGGTCTGCCGGCCGTGGTAGTAGCTGTGATAAACCGTGGCAGTCACCGAGCGCGCGTGCACCGGGCTGCCCAGCAGCAAGGCCGCGACTAAAAGGTGGCGCATCATTATGCCACCTCCACAACAGATCCGGGCCAACGCGCATAAGCATACTTGATTGCAGCGGCCTTTGATTCGGCACGCGTGTACCACGTGATGGGGCGGGCACCTTTGGGGTAGACGATCACTTTGTAATTACGCACGCGTGCGCCATGACGTGGCCTGCTGATGCCTTCGCCATAGCAGCCGCCATCGTGTTCATCATTGCGCCATTGAAATAGGGCGCCTTTTACATCAGCCATAGGTGATCGACTCGGTGACGGTATCGGTGTTGATCCATTCGAGATCAGGCCATTGATGGCCGTATTCCTCGAACACTTTTGCTTTGGCATCCGTGATGCTGACTGCCATCACGCAGTCGATCACGTTCGCGCTAGGAATCTGGAAGTAGTAGCGGCGCTCAGTCATGCCGCACCACCTGCTGCGTGCCAGAGTGGGTGGGCTGGTGGTGGGCACCGGACTCGATGCCGATCATGGCGAACACGCTTGCGGCGATCAGGCAGCAGATGGCGTTGTTGATGTGATTGATCATGATGCGAGCGCCTTGCGGACGCGGTAGCGGGACAGGTTGAGGCGATCAGCGATCTGCTGCTGTGTGAGGCCAGTACGCCGCAGGATGCGGACGCGGCGATCATCGCTGGCGGTGAGCCAGTCGATCACTGCGACCACAAGCAGCAGCGGTAGGAACAGCTTCCAGATCACCAAGAAAGTGGTGGTGAGCATGGCGCGGAGTGGATAGGTGTGCCCCTGCAATCGCAGCTCGCTGAGGCGGTAGTGACTGGATGTTCTCTTGTCCACAGCGGAGGATCCGGGGCGCACTATCCGGCTTATGGCCTAAATCCTTGTGCCCCCGAAGGGGCGGTGCCCTTAGAACCACTCCTCAAGCGCGGCCTGGGCGTTGCCCAGATCGTGCTCGATCGAGTCAGCCAACGCGATGGCCTGTTGGGTCACCGCGAGCAGCTGCTCGGTGGAGCGGCTCCACGCCTCGAAGGCCGCGTCCACCTCAGCGATTAACGCTGCGATTTCGGCCTCGCGGGCGAGGGCGTTGCGGGTGATGTCGTCCATGGAATCTCCGGTTGGTGGTTGAGCCCCCGGCGGGACTCATGGGTGCCGGGTGAAGGCCACCACCGGAGCGGACGACGCCCGCGAGTATTCGGTTTTCAAGGATCAATGGTGTGCCGGGCCAACCGGCGGTGCGGGCTTATTCAGGCCCTGTTGCGCTCGGGTTTTACGGCCTCGTGTGCGCTGTTCGGCCGGCGGTTGAGTTTTGCGAGTGGACCGCTCCCCCTCGTGATCACATATTACACCGTCGACGGTGCGCACGTCAGTATCGCTGCAACATTCCTTCACACTGCGTCAGTGCCCACGGCGAGCGCCACCGGTACCCGCAGCACCGGCACGCTTTTGCCGGTGCCTGGCGTGCGCTCCCATCCCACTACGGCCACGCTCACCGGCAGTTCCGCGGTGTACCAGACAAACTGACATTCAGTGCACTTGCGCTGGCGGATCACGCGATCACTGCCACGGCTGTTCGTCATGCTCGCCCGGATCTCGCTGCATCCACAACGGGGACAGTTCACAGCTTCGCTAACGTGATGATGTACCCCACCACTATGGCACCGTGAACTTTGGTCAGTGGATGGCAGTCGAGCTCAGCGCAGAGCAGCAGTTCGAGATCGAAAAGCAAGCCCGCACCCTGCTCACCAGCAAGGATGCGGGCCCAATGGCAGCAGCGCTCCTGAAGCAAGCCTGCTACCAGCAGCAGCTGCTGCAGCAGGCCGTTAACGAGATCGCTCGCCTTGAGTGCGAGCTGATGGGGCGTTAGAAGAACGGCTCTTCCATCACCTCCGCCACCACGCCATCAGTGGCAGCGGCCAAGCTCTGAGCAGCAGCAGCAGCCTGCGGCGGCTCCCATCCCATTGGTGGTTGCGCCACAGCGCTCACATAGGCAAGCCCCTTGCTGCTGGTCTTCTTCCAGCCGCTGATCGGTACCTGGACGCTGCCGTATTGATCTGGCGTCTGGCTAAGC